TTTGATTTCTTATTGATGCCCTTCTTTTAATGGTGCTTTAATCAATAGGGACTAGATACACCTTTCTTTACCGGAGCTTGCCTTACTTCATAAGAGTTAATCTTCTCTCGTTGTCTTGAGGCCATCTTCTCCCTATATGCAACTCGTTTCTGCTTCTGTGCCGCAGCCATATCTTGCCTGCGTTTAGCATCTTTCTCTTTCCTAGCAGCAATAGCATCTGCATTTTCCAGAAAATCCTTAAGGTTCATCAGTAGAATGCTTTTTAGATATTTATCGATTCTTATATTGAATTGCGTCTTTAATACTGTTATATTCTGAACTATGTCCAGAAAGCAAACTATCGTCAATAACCATAACTTCATCAAATCCAGTCTTCTCAATAATCTTAGTCTTGATTTCCAACTGCTTCTTCTCCTTCTGAATGCGTCTCAAGAAGGCATAATGAATAACCTGAGTAAAGTATGCAAAAGGGTTCCTAGACCTTTCTGGGTCAAAGTTATGGATGTATTGAACGCAATTTTCAATGCCATCAGAAATCATATCTTCTCGGAACATGTAGTTCACAAAGTTTGGTTTATATGATAGATGTGTCGCAATCTTAAGAAAACACTCACCAAGATAATCTGGAATACGTGGTTTACCTTCCCACCTTTTTCCTCTTTCCTGTTTCGGAAACTCAGTAAGATCTTTATTGAAAATATTCATATATGATTTTTCTACCTTGGTTCGATAGACAATCATTGCTTCCAATAACTCTTTATTGTTTACATAATGTTCCGATTTCTTCTTTGGCATAATTCATTACTCTTTGAAATATAAGTTCTTTTAATTATACCACACTTTACATGGTCTTGACAAAACATCAATTTGTCAGTAGAATACCTTTGTTAGGGTTGAAGAGGAAAGCTATACTTCTTTAGTATCTTCAAGTTTAAAGATACTCTCTAGAGTTTTTCTTGCTTCTTCTACCGAAGATATATATCCCATTTTTCTAGAAGGTTTAATATCACCTTTGAGTTTTTCATTAGAGTAGGATTGAGAATTATAAATGTCCATATCATCTTCATCTTCGAGATAGTTATTATATATTGCAATTATTTTTTCATCATAAGTTTCTGTCATAGTAAGAATTTTATCAGATCTTATAATAAAAAAATCATCTGATGATAATTCTATCCATGATTTAACTTTAATATGCATTCCATTTTGAGAATGAAAAAGTTTCATTGTAATTGGATTTTGCATCACAATCAAAGGATCTCCATCATTTTCATCTACTGAGACAAGTGATAATATTTCTTCTCCAGATACCAATTTTATAATTGCGTAAAATTCATCTTCCATTAGTTCTTTATTGGTATGTTTACAATATCATAATTAAAATTTTCTTCATTATAAACTTTAATTCTTTCAATTAGATGATTAAGGGTATAGTTTCTCCTGGATTTATAAGATATGTCGTCAGCAATGTCATAAAGAGTTGCTTTAATTTTATTATTACCTTTCCTAAGTACCCTTCCAATAGATTGGAGATTCCGAATTCTAGATTTGGATGGAGAAGCAAAAATAACATTATGGAGATTTTTAATATTAATTCCTGTACTGAACGTTCCATATGATGCAACAATAATTGCATTATTTTCCTGTTCGGTAATTTCCCTTACTTGCTCTCGATCTTTTGTATCCACTCCACCATGGACAAAAAATACTTGTCTTTCATCAACTGTATTATTATTTATCATATGATATAGTGGTTCACCATGACCTTCAACTCTTGCAAAAAGAACAAGAGTATTTCCTTTAAGATCGAGAGCAAGATTTCTTATAAACTTGTTTCTACGTTCATGATTAATAATATACTGAACTTCTTCCTCAAAGTTTTCAAACTTATGTGCTGGGTGCTTCAGTAGAAGTACATTGATATCCAGTTTAGCAACATGACCCTTCGCCATCAACTCTTCGGTACGAATAATTTTATACGATGGACCAAACAATCCCTCAAGGACCCATTTATGAGTCTGTGTTCCATCAAGTGTTCCTGTAAATCCAAAACGGTATTTTGCATCTGCAAGTTTTGACATTATAGATATTAATGACTTTGATTTAAACTGGTGTGCTTCGTCTCCGATAACTACATTAAATCTAGAGAAGTATTTGCGGGGAAGTTTGTAAATAGACTGCCAGGTAGTAATAATAACCTGAGAATCCGTTTCTCTTTCCTTCCCTGCATAGATCTTGTGACAATATGAACCTACATCCCAACCATAGTCTGCAAAGTCTTTATACATCTGCTCTACTAGCGAAGTCGTCGGAACAACTATCAGAATATTTTGTTTTTTCTCAACGTAATATCTCACAAGAGAATATATCATCAGAGACTTTCCAGAAGCAGTTGGGGATATCAACAACTTTCTATTATGTTTTAAAGCGTCGTATACTCCCTCAACTTGATAATCTCTCGGAGAATACTTGCAAATAGTATTCATATAATCTTTTACCCCTTCTTTTGAGATAAAATCATTTGTCTCAAAAGGAAGACCATAATACTTACTATCTACAAACTCATAAGTATATCCATGATCATCACAAAATTTTGTAATTTTATCTAATAACCCAATATATATTTCTTCTTTCTGAGTATTAAATAATCTTATCTTTCCATCCCAATATTTATTTTTATAGGATGGTGAAAACTTCGCACCAGGAACCTCAAAGGTAAACTGATCTGCTAGTTCATAATAGACATGAGGTTCTGCCTTAACCTGTAAATATATTTCATTCTTTTTTGATATAATTAAATGAGACATAACCCATATAAGTTTCACCTATGAGTATTTAGTTCATGTTGCCAAACTGTTTTTTTATGGATGAGACGAATACTTTAAATATTACACCCTTTTAATTAAATCCCGATTGAAATTTATGCCAATCTATTGCATTCTTAATTTGAAAAGTTCTATTCGAAACGGTTTTAATAATTTCTTCTAAAAACTTAAGCATCACATCATAATAACGAATCTTTAGATCAATAGTATTTAACTTCTCATCGGCATCCATATACCTCTGTAATGCTTCTTTATCTCTAACCTTATACGGAAATGGTTCTTCAGCATAAACCTCTGCTGTTGCCTTTCCTGTGTAGTAATTATACCTTTCCAATTTTATACGGTTATAAGTTCCTCTTACCTTTTCTCTCAAAAGAGTGATGGTATTATATAAGGTATAATATTTTGAATGAAGTTGTGGAATTTTAAGACTCTCGTCGTGAAGGTTGTCGGGGTCGATTTGAGAATCTTTTTCCCACATCTCCTGAATTTGATCAAGGTTCATAGAGGTGTTCTATTATCAGTAGATAATACATTATACACAGTATACTTGAAAGTGACCTCTGCTGTAAAGTAGTTGATATCATCATTATTTGCTTCAAAATCTAAAGAGGTCAAATACACCGGAAATAAATCTCTAAATTTTACAATAGCAACATCTCTAAAGTTACTATTTAAAATATGAAGACTTCCATCACTAAATTGTTCTTTTAAATCTCTTTCTCCGTCAGTATTTGTTGTTAAATCTCTAAACTCTTGTGTTGTTTCTGGATATCCCAACCCAGACATCCAATTATGAATTGCCATATAGTTGACCATATCTTCATCAACTAAAAATCTTAAGGAAAAATCTCCATAAGTAAGTTTATCTCCAGGAACATCAATATCTTTAAGATAAGATGGTTGAACTGCTGTTCCTAAACTAATACTGGGAATACTGGCAGAGTTTGAAAAAAAATCAACCTTCGGTTCTTTTGCCAATGTAAATTTAAAACCAACAGGTGATAAAAAATTTCTATTTCCTATCTGATTACCAAATGCCGTCGCCATTGTTTTATTTGTATTTAGATAAAAAAAAGACCCTCCCGAAGGAGAGTCTGTAAAATATGTGAACCGTGGATCACATGAGGTTTTGAACTTTGACTCTTCTGTAGTAACGGTTTGCGTTAGTCTGCAGTCTACCAGGATTGGTAACAGGAGCAGCACCTTCTGCGAATGGGTTGGCAACAATACCGTAACGAGTCTTGAAGCCGATCTTAGGCTGGAAAGTGTTCTCTCCAACTGCACGAACCATCTGAAGAGGAACGTATGGGCAGTAGAACAGACCTGCGTCATAAGGTGAAGAACCTTTATAACCAGCAACATAGTACTGATTAGGAGCAACGTTTGCCGAATAAGGATCAATATAGACCTTATACTTACCAGCAAGCACACCTGCGAAGGTGTTACCAGTATCATCAACGTTCAGGTTTGCATTGAGTGCAGGGGTGTAATCAAGTACACCAGCCATGGTCAGTGCGGAAGCAACGTCTGCGGAACACAGAATCATGTTGCCCTTTCCTCTACGAGTTCTTTGTGCGATTGCGTTCGCATCTCTCTCGATTTGGAAAATAAGACCTTTGAACTTCTCAACAGACCAACGACCGTTGGAGTCAACGTCGAGGTCAAATGTTCCTGAAGTTGCAACATTCTGTTGAGCACCGGGTTTAGCAACCTTATAGATGGTTCTGATGACTTCACGGTTGATCTCAGCAAGAATCTCTGTGGAGAGAATATTTGCAAGTTCAGCCTCAGCATTCAAACCATGAATTGCCTTAAGGTCTTGTGCCAGTTCCAGTGAATACTCTGCTTTCAGAGCTCTGGACTTAGCAGTAACAGTGACTTTCTCAATCGAGAATGCCATTTCGTTGAATGTTACACCATCTCCAAGATCTTCGGAGTTTGCTGTAGACATGCCCTGACCGACGTTATATCCGGTTTGGGTTTGAGCAGTTGGGCTCAGAAGTCCTGGATTGGATCCAGTCTGATTTCCAGTAGTTCCTAAACCAACGTTAGCTTCCTGTCCAGCAACATAAGAGTTAGTGCCGTCAAAACCGAGTCCACTGTTAGAGAATCCGGTGTTTGCTTCGTCGAAGAGTGCTTCTGATCCAGACTGACTGGAGTAACGGGAACGCATTGCGAAGATCAGTCCAGTAGGACCGTTCATCGGTTGAACGCCTGCGAGGTCATATGCGACCAGGTTAGGCATTGCGCGTCTGATCAATGAGATCAGAACGGGGTCGAAGTTAGAAACTCCACCGTTTGCAACGGAGTTTGTAGGAGCTGCTTCTGAAAGGAACTCACGCTCCTCACTAAGCATCTTTTCTTGGTTCTCCAGAAGAACTGCGGTAACCATTCTCTTATGAGCATCATCGATGCCTCCAAGACCCTCATGATTGAGGATAGGTGCCCACTTCTCCTGAAGGTGTTCAGCATTGAAACCTTGCATTTGAATTTACCTTGTTAAAAATTTTAGTTTGATTTATAATTAAAAAATCACTTTTTAGAAACTCTAGTCAGAGTATCGAGATAAGATTCCATTAAACCAGTTACTGGTTGTGCAATGGATTCGGAACTCTCGGAAATATTCTCTGAGTCGTCTCTTTGAGATCCGGCATTTTCTGGGAAATAAGACTTTCTCAGAGTAACCAGTTTCTCACGATAGGTGTTTTCACTATCAAACTCAACATTTTCGGCAAGAGAAGCGAGCTTATCCTTCTGAGAAAGTGCGAGACCTTCACAGACATCGGAGAAGATTACGTCGGCAACCGACTCAGCTAATCTTTGATTGAGAGCAATATTTGATTTAATTTGCTCGTTGAGTTTATCTTCCATTTCATCTAATTTCTCTACCATTGCGGTAGTTACATCATATTTCTCTTCAGGGATGTTTACATAATGTTCTTCAAAAAGACTTCTCATTCCAGTTAGGAATGATTCTGACATTTCAGCCTTAAGTCCTTGCTCGACTGCGAGTTGATTTTCAGAAATCCACTCTTCGGCAACATACTCAAGGTATGCATCAACTCTACCGGTCAGTTCTTCCTTAATAGTAGAAACTTCTTCTTCCAGAGTTGTTTCGTATTGTGCTTTCAGTTCTTCTTGAACTTCAGCAACTTTTGTCCTGATAGCAGTTTCAAAAATTGTACGTGCTTTCTCTTGAAATTCCTCAGAAAGTTCTTCACCAGTAAGCAGTGCTTCAACATCTTCTTCGATGTTATATTCTGCTTCGACGACTTCTTCTTCGGATACAATTTCTTCTTCAGAAGTCTCTTCCTCAGCAACTACTTCTTCAGCAGATGCAGTGGTTTCTTCCTCTTCGACTACTTCGCCTTTAACTTCCCCTTCTTCCTTCACACCCTTAGGCATGGGTTCAGCAGGCTTGGCACCCTTATTCACAATGTCTTTGACAGTTGCGATTTTGGGTTCTGCGAGTTTAGCAGAGTTGTCGTCTGCTTTATAGTTTTCTGGAGTAGGACCACCGAGATCTTCCCAATTGCCAGTTTGGCCTGGTGTAGAAACACCGGAAGCATTGCTTCCTGCCTTTGACATTGGTTCAGATGCAGCAGCTCCTTTGGTTACTACGTTTTCCATTTCTTGTAAATT